GGGGTGGTTTGACCTGGAGGTGCGCCCGGACGGCCTGTGGGCCGTGAACGTGGAGTGGACCCCTCGGGCCCTGGAGCTCCTGCGGAACCGGGAGTACCGCTACTTCTCTCCGGCCTTCCGGGTGGAGGACGGCCACATCGTGGAGCTCATCAACATTGCCCTCACCAACCTGCCCGCCACCAAGCGCATGGAGCCCTTGGTGGCCCGGGCGGTGCCCTTTCGGGCGGGCCAGGTGGTGGACGGCTCTTGGGACGCGGACGCTGCCATCGCCCGGGTGCGGCGGTGGGCCTCCCGGGACGGGTCCGGGGAGAAGGAGACCATTGACTGGGAGAAGTACCGCCAGGCCTTCGCGTGGTACGACGCGTCTGACCCCGAGAACTTCGGGTCCTACAAGCTTCCCCACCACGACGTGCGGGACGGGGAGCTGGTGGTCCACAAGCGGGGGGTGATGGCCGCCGCCGCGGTCCTGCAGGGGGCCAGGGGCGGCGTGGACATCCCCGATTCGGACGTGGCCGCGGTCAAGCGGCACATCGCCCAACACTACCACCAATGGGGCGAAAAAGCCCCGTGGGAAAGGGAAGAGGAGGCGAAAATGACGCGAGTTCTGACGGCGCTAGGTGTAGAGGACGAGGTGGCCGCCCTCGAGGCCATCGCCCGGCTCAGGGCGGGGCTGGCCGAGGTGGTGGCCCTCACCGGCAAGGAGGACCCCGCCGAGGCGGTGGGGGTAATTCGGGCCTGGAAGGAGGCCGCCCGCCAGGTGGAGGCCCTCACCGCCCGGGTCCGGGAGCTAGAGGCCGAGCGGGAGGCCCGGGAGCGGGAGGAGCTGATCCGTCAGGGCAAGGAGGCGGGGAAGTTGACCCCGGCCCTGGAACAATGGGCCAGGGGGGTAGACCTGAAGGTCCTCAAGGCCTTCCTGGAGGCCGCCCCCCGCATCGTGGGAGACGGGGTCCGGGAGCCCCCGCACGAGTTCTCCCTGGACGAGTGGAAGAAACTCTCCTACAAGGAGAAGGAGCGCATCTACCGGGAGAACCCTGACCTTTACCGGCGCATGGAGGCGCTGACGAGGAGGAAGTGATATGGCCGTGACGACAACCAACGATCTGATCATCCCCGAGATTCTGGCGGACGCCATCCAGGCGGCCTGGCCTAACCGGATCGCGTTGGAGGGTACGCCGGCGGTGGTGGAGTCCCCCACCCTGCCCGGCGGGGCGAGGGGCGGCAACAAGATCAAGGTCCCCTACTTTGAAATCATCGGGGAGCTGGACGATGTGGGCGAAGACGAGGAGCTACCGCCTGCCAGGCTCACCATGACCTCCGAGGAGGCAACCGTCCAGCGAGCGGGTAAACGGGTGCCCATGTCCGTCTTGGCGGAAATATCCGCCCGCTACGCGGACCCTTACGCTGAGGTGAGCCGCCAGTTCATGGACGCGGTCAAAAGGCGGTTTGACGCCGCGCTCATCGCCGCCGCCAACGCATCGGGAGCCGGGCAGACCACGGTAGACCGGAGCAGCGAGACCATCACCTACGACGCCATCGTGGACGCCCTGAGCGCGTTTGGGGACGCGCAGGTGGACGTGGCCGCCGTGGTGATGCACTCTAAGGTCCTGGCGGACCTCCGTAAACTGAAGGACCTTGGGGGCCTCCCCATCTTTGTTGACGCCCAGCAGGGTGGGCTGCCCAGAGTTTTGGGCCTGCCCATCATCAACTCCGACCGGGTTCCCACCGTGAGCGGCACTCCCACCAAGTACGTGACCTTGTTTGTCCTCCGTGGGGCCCTCGCCCTCTGGTACAACGGGGAGCCCACGATTGAGAGGGAGCGCATCCCCGCGCGGGACCGGGACGAGCTGGTCATCAACACCTACTTCGTGGCCCACCGCTACAAGAGGCTGCCCCAGCACGACAAACCCCCGGTGGTTCGCCTCATCACCCAGTAGACCTATAGGCCATGGGACGCAGGCGCAGCTACATTGGGGTTTTGGCGAGGCAGGTGGAGGAGACGCAGGACCAGCAACCCGCCCCCGCCACCCCCTTGCCCCCGGGATTCCCCGGGGCGTCGGCTCTTTTGGCCGCGGGGTACGCCACGCTGGAGAGCCTTCGTGGCCTCAGCGAGGCCGACCTCATCGCCATCAAGGGGATTGGGCCCAAGTTGGCCAAGCAGATTCTGCAGGCCCTGGAGTCTGAATGACCTACGCCACCCGGGACGACCTTTTCCGCCTGGGGCTGCCCGAGGGGGCCCTCAGGGGCGTCTCGCTAACCGCAATAGAAGACGCGCTGAAGGCCGCCTCCCGGTTGGCCGATTCCTACCTTCGGGCCCGCTACGCCCTGCCCCTCACCGCATGGGACGAGGCCCTGACCCGGGCGGTGGCCGCCATCGCCGCCTACGACCTCATGGCGGTCCGGGGCTACGACCCGGCCCGGGGGGCGGACGAGGTGCTGCGGCTCCGCTACGAGGACGCCATTCGCTGGCTAGAGCGCGTGGCCGCCGGAGCGGTGAGCCCGGAGGTGGAGGACTCCACCCCCGACGTGCGCGAGGAGGCGTTCTCTGCCGTGACCAGCCCCAGGAGGTGGCCGTGAGCGCTTCCCTCACCGGGGACTTCGCTGCCCTCAAGGAGCTCATCCGCGCCGCCCGTCACCTGGCCACGCCCCAGGCCCAGGCCGGTGTGGTGAAGGCGGCGGCCTGGGGAGCCTTGAGCGCCCTGGAGGAGCGGTTCGCCACCGCCACCGACCCCAAGGGCCGCCCCTGGAAACCTTCCCTCCGGGCCCAGCTGGAGGGCGGGCAGACCCTCTCGGACACCGGGCGGCTACGCAGGAGCTTCAGCGTGCGGGCCACCGGCCCCTGGGGGTTTACCATCGGCACCAACGTCCGCTACGCCGCCCCCCACCAGTTCGGGGCCACCATCGTTCCCAAGCGGGCCCGCTACCTCCGCTTCCGCCTGGCCGGGGGGCGGGGGAGGCGGAAGGGCGGCAAGGGTCGGTGGGTAACCGCTGCCAGGGTGACCCTTCCTGCCCGCCCCTTCTTCCCCGGGGGGAACGACCTGGGCCGCTACGCCCCCCACATGGCCGAGGCCATCCAGGCCTACCTGAGGAGGACCCTTGGATGATCCGCGATTTCTATACTGCCCTTAAAGCCGCCCTGCCCGCCGTCCCCCTTTACCTGGGGGCGGACGCCCTGGGCGAACGGGCCGCCCCGCCCCGGCTGGTCCTGGTGCCCATGGACGAGGGCTTCGCCCCCGCCAGCGCTATCACCGCTCCCCAGGTTCGCGCCAGCGTGGCCACCCGGTTGGTGGGACTTCAGCTTTGGCTTTGGGGCGAGGGGTACGAGGAGGTGGAGGGGATGCTAGCCGAGGTCATCACCGCCCTTCGCCGGACGTTCGGTCCCGGGGTGGTGGAGCTGGAACGAGGCAGGTGGGAGGAGGGAGGGGCCATCTCCCGGGGGGTAGCCTACGTTCTGGACATCCGGGCGCGTATGCCCGTGGCGGAGACGCGCACTTACGTGACGCTCGAGGCCATCGCCCAGAGGTGCGGTGGCCTAGGAGGGTGATATGCCGAAGGAGAAGGAGACGCAGACGCAGGAGGAAGTCCGCCGTCCCCACGAGGAGTGGGCGGCCCAGAAGGGCACCCCTGCCTGGCTCCTCGCCGCCGCTCGGATCAAGGCCGGGTGGGCGCTGGGGCAGGAGGTGACGGAGCGGGAGTTTGACCGGGCGGTTGAGGCCGCCCTCAAGGAGGTGATCCGCTGATGCTGCTTCCTGGTGTGAGCATCAACGTCCAGGACGGGAATCTAGGGGTGCTTCCCGCCCTGGGAGAGGGGGTCCATGTCAAGATCGGCGTGGCCCAGCGGGGGCCCGTGAACGAGGTCCTGGCCATCACGTCCACCAAACAGGCCAAGGAGGTCTTTGGGGGCGGCCCCCTGCCCGAGGCCATCGCCGTGGCCATCGCCCAGGGGGCCGGGCTGGTCTACGCCGTCCGGGCCAACGCCAGCGTGGCGGGCACCATCGGCGCGGTGCAGAAGGCGGGCACGGGCACGGGCAGCCTTTCCGCCGCTGGGAGCCCCAACGACGCCTACGAGGTGGTGGTCCGCATCACCCGGGCCGGGGGTAGGGGAACCGCCGCCTTCATCTACTCCCTGGACGGAGGCGACACCTACTCCCCGGAGGTCGCCGTCCCCTCCGGCGGCACCTACGCCCTCCCGGGCACCGGTATCACCCTCACCTTCACGGACGGGGCTAGCGGCACCTCCTTTGAGGTGGGGGACACCTACACCTTCACCACCACCGCCCCCGCCTACTCCCTCGCCGACCTGAACGCCGCTATAGACGCTCTCTTCGCCCAGGCCCAGCTGCGCTACCAGTTCATTCACGTGGTGGGGGCGGCCACGCCCACCGTGGCTGCTGCCGTGGACGCTCGCATGGGGGAGGCCGCCCAGGCCCACCGCTACATCTGGGCCATGCTGGAGGCCCAGGACCAAGACGACAACAGCTTGCGCACCGCCTGGGCCAACTTCGCCAGCGTCCGGGTGGGCGTGGGGGCGGGCTACGCCGAGGTGGCGAGTCCCCTCACGGGCCGCGTCCACCGCAGGCCTATCACCTGGCTTTGGGCTGGCCGCCGGGCGGCCAGGCCCGCCCAGGAGGACGTAGGCCGGGTGGCCTCCGGTCCCCTGGTGGGCGTGGTGAAGCTGCACCGGGACGAGTACGTGACCCCCGGGTTGGACGAGGCCCGCTTCACCACCGCCCGCACCTACCCCGCCTACGCCGGGTACTTCCTCACCCAGGGGCGCATCATGGCCCCTCCGGGCAGCGACTTTGAGCTGGACCAGTACAGGTCGGTGATGGACCTGGCCTGCACCGTGGCGTACCAGGCTGGGCTCAGGTTTGTGAACGAGTCCATTTTGGTAGACGCTGCGACTGGCGGCATCGCAGATCGGGACGCCAAACGGATTGAGGCCTACATCCGGGGGATGCTGGCCACGGCCTTGAAGGGGAAGGTCTCTGAGGTGGACGGCGTTCCGGCGGTGCGGGTTACGGTAGATCGCACCGAGAACATCCTCTCCAGCCGCCGCCTCCCGGTGGAGATCGCCATCGTGCCCCTCGGGTACGCCAAGTACGTCGCCGTGACCATCGGCTTTGAGAACCCCGCCCTGGCGGTGAGGTGAGGAGGTGAGGCATGCAGCTGAACCCTAAGAAGGCCTACGACTTCCAAGCCGTGGAGCTGGTCATTGACGGCGAGACCGTCCCTGTGGACGCCGAAGTGGAGTACGCCGTTCCGGAGCTCCAGGAGGAGTACCTCTACAAGCGGGGCAAGCCCGTGGCCAGGACGCCGGGCATGCAAGAGCCCGTGGAGGTGACGGTCCGGCTCCCCGCCGACATCTGGCACCAGCTCCTGGACAAGTGGGGCAACGACTACCGGATGAAGGAGTTTGACATCCAGGTGATCTACACCGACACGGACGGCGCGACCACCGTGGACCTCATTCGTCAGTTCCGCCCCACCTCCGAGAGCGTGAGCGTGTCCAAGGGGGCGGAGCCCGTGATGGTGGAGCTGAAGGGGAAAGCGCTGGATGTGTGGCCCCGTAGCAAGAATCCCCTGGCTAGGTGAGCATGGAAACCCTGGAGCGTCTAGAGGGCGAGGAGCTGTACCTGGCTAAGGGTTCCTGGGGTGAGGCCAAGTTCCGGCCGCCCCAGGAGCCCGAGTTCCGCCGGTTCGTGGCCACCAGCGCCCGGGACGGGTCAGACTTGTACGCCGCCCAGAAGGCCTTGGTCATGGACTGCCTGGTGGAGCCGGACCGGAGGGCCTTCTCCCAGGTCGTGGCCAAGCGCCCTGGGCTGGTGGTCAAGATCGCCGCCGACCTCATCGCCCTGGCCCAGGACGAGGAGGCCCGATTTCTGGAGCGCGTCGGCTGAGAGGGCCGCGGAGATTCTGAAGCGAAGGGACCTGGTAGCGGCGGCGAGGGCGCTTTGGGCCTACACCCGGGGCTACCGGGACCAGGAGGCGGGGGCCGGGGCCATCCTGGTCGCCGCCCACTACCTGAGCACCATCCCCAGCGATGAATAACGCCCTGGAGTGGATCTTCCGGGTCCGGGCCCAGGTGGCGGGCATCCGGGCCGCCGTGGCGGACCTGACCCGGGTGCAGAAGTCCCTGGAAGGGGTTAAGGCGGCCAGCGCCAGAACGACTTTGCCCCGCCTGTACCTCGCCGGAGTGGGGTCGGTGCTGGCGGGCCTTTCCGCCGTGGAGGCCGGTTACCGCAGACTGGCCGGAACGGCGGGCTGGGCCGTCCGTCAGATCACCTCCCTCCCTGGCCTAGTGACGGCTGGGGCGGTGGGCCTCGGGGCCAAGATGGTGCTGGACGCCGTCACCTTCCGGCAAAACACCGAGGTGGCCCTCAAGACCGTCCTAGGTTCTCGCGAGGCCGCCAGTCAAGCCCTTGACGAGGCCATTAGGTTCGCCTCCCGGACTCCGTTCGCCACGCGGCAGGTGATGGATGCCTATAAACAGCTAATCGTCGCCCGCTTCAAGCCGGAGGAGATCCCCATCATTCTAAAGGCTGTTGGCGACCTGTCGGTCATGGAAGGCTTTTCACAGGAGGCTGTGGACCGAATCCTCCGAGCGATTAGGCAGATCCGCGACAGAAACAAGACCCTAACTGAAGAGCTTAATCAGCTAGCCCAGGTCGGGGCCCCGCTGGGCGTGATCTACGAGAAGATCGGCGCCCGCTTGGGCGTGACGGCCCAGCAAGCCCAAAAACTGGTACAGGCTGGACGCATATCCGCCGACCTGGGCATCGTGGCGATTCTGGAAGCCATCCGGGACACGATATCTGGTGGCAGGTTGGGCAGCCTCGTGGAGGAGTTTTCCAAAACCTTGACGGGGCTGTGGTCTACCCTCAAAAGCCGGTCTTTTGAGTTCTTCAAGGACATTCAGGTCGGGCCGCTGGAGAACCTGTTGCGCAACCTGGTGGCCATCACCGACACGGACTCCGACCTGGGGAAACGGTTTAAAGCCCAGGTAGAAAGCGTTATCGGGGCTGGCGTGGAGGCCATATTCGGCCCCCTGGCCAAGGCCACGGACCCCAAAGCCCTGGAGCCCGCCCTCACCGCCTGGCTAGACCAGCTCAAGGGGTGGGCCCGGCAGCTGGGGCCCACCCTTCGCAACGCCTGGGCACAGGTACGGGAGTTCATGACCGGGGTCCGGGACGCCTTCGCCATCATGCGGGAGGTTTGGGGTTATCTGCGTCCCATTCTGGCCCTGGTGGGGACGTTGGTGCGCCCCCTCGGAGAAACCGAGGCTCAGGCGGCGGGGGTGGCCTCGGGGTTTACCCGCCTGGCGGGAGCGGCCCTGGGGTTGGCGGCCGCCTGGAAGTTGCTCAACACCCTGACCCTGGGCCTACCTGGTGCTCTCTTGCGGCTTAGTGCGGCGCTCCTAAAGGTTGGGGCCGTGCGTGTGCTCCCCAAACTTGGCCCAGCCCTGGTTCAGGTGTGGAGCGCTTTGAAGACTTCTCTTCTCCAGGCCCTCATGGGGGCGTGGGGCATCCTGCGAACGTTTCTCCCTCGCGTCCTTGCGGGGGCGGGGCGGCTCCTCGTAGGGCTGGGGCCGTGGGGGTGGCTGGTCAGCGGGGCCATCGCGGCGGGCTATCTCATCGTCAAAAACTGGGACCGGATCAAGGGTTGGTTCAAAGGAGCGTGGGGCGCTGTGGCCGGGTGGGCGAAGTCCGCCTGGGACGGCGTGGCCCAGGCGGCCGGTGGGGCCTGGGCCAAAATCACGGGCTGGTTCTCCGCTCTGGCGGGTAGGGCTCGCTCCACCTGGCAGGGCGTTCTGGCCGCGGCCAGGGACGCTTGGCGGGGGTTGCGGGACACGGTGGGCGGGGTCGTCAGCTCCATCGTGGACTGGTTCAAAGAGCTTCCGGGCCGCATCGTGGAAGGGCTGAGAGGGCTGGGAAGCCAGCTGGTAGAAGCCGTCAAAGCTGAGGTGGCCCGAGTGCCCGGCGGTGAGCTCGTCCTCCGGGCCCTCACCAGCGTCACCGCCGGGGTCCGACAGGTGTGGGAGGCCGGAGCCACGGTGGCCGGGGCCCTGGCCCAGGGGGCGAAGGACGCGCTCCAGGTGCGCTCCCCCTCCAGGCTCTTCGCCCACTACGGGCGGATGACTATGGCCGGCCTGGCTCTAGGGGTCACCGCCATGACCCCGGCGGTGGCTCGGGTCATGGAGGCCTCCATTCAGCGGGCGGTGCCCGAGGTAATGGTTCCCACGGTAGCTCCTCGGGTAGGGACTTCCGCCTTTCGGGCGGTCACCGCCCTACCCCGCGTAACCCCGCTCACGCCTGCCCTGCCCCCCATTCGGATGGAGGGGCCCACCCTCAGCGCCCCTCAGGTCAAAGCGGAAAGGAGCGTGGTCGTGAACATCACCGTGGACGGGGCCCGGGACCCCAAGGCCGTGGCGCGGGAGGTGGTGGAGGCCCTAGACGAGTGGGCCGCCGGGCGCATCGTGGTGCGAGGCCTGGAGTTCCTGGCGTTGGAGGACGGCCATGCATGAGGAGGTCGTCATCGTGGGCCAGCGGCGCTGGCGCATCGCCCCCGACTCCCGGGCGGACATCGTGGGGGAGTGTCGGGTGACGGTACGGGGTGGAGGCCTTCGGGAATCCAGCGTGGAGGTGCCCGGCCAGGACGGCGTGGTCACGACCCGCCTGGGCTACGCCCCCGCCGAGGTGACGGTGGAAGTGCGGGTGGTGGACCTTCGCCAGCTGGATCGGCTTCGCCAGTTCGCTGAGGTGCACCGTAACCGGCGGGGGGCGCAGCGGCACGATCCCGTGCAGATAGTCCACCCCGCCACCCGCCGGTGGGGGATTTCGGAGGTGTACCTGACCGACATAGAGGAGGCCCCCCTTTCCTGGAAAGAGGGCTACAGGCTCACCATGACCTTCCGCGAGTGGTGGCCAGAGGCCAAGCGGCCCACCAAAAAGGCTACGGCCCAGAAGGGCGGTTCCAGCGAGGAGCCCCTGCTCGGAACTGGGGTGAGCATTTTGGAAGTGGACCGCCCCTCTAAGTCCCCGCCCAAACCCTAACCGACCATGCCCGCCTTCACCCTAAACGACAGCCCCATCGCCTCGGGGTACCTGAGCCTGCCCCTCCGGGGGAGGCCCGTGGGAGGGTTCGTTGTGGCCGAGCCCTGGGAGGAGCGCCAGCTCCAGGACGGGCAGGCCACTCTGCGTATGGAGCTGGACGACCAGGTGAGCGCCTGGCAGGGCACTGTCCGCCTTGCTCCCCACCCCGAGGGCTGGACGGTGGCCCGCTTTGTGGGCGGGGCGGACGGACTGGAGAAGCCCCTCCGGCCCCGCTACTACGAAGGCATTCCCTACCGCACCGTGCTGACGGACGCCATCCGCGAAGCCGGGGAGCGGCCTGGGAAGCTGGAGGTGGAAGGCGTGGCCGCCCGGTACGTCCGACGGGCCATGCCTCTAGCGGACCTCTTGGAGCTCCTAACCCCAGAGGGAAAGGTTTGGTGGATCAACGAGCGGGGCGAAGTGGAAGTCTTTGCCCCCACCTGGGACCCCTCGGGGCCGGCCTACGCCGTGGAAGAGGTAGACCACGAAGCCTGGGGAGTGGTCATGGACCTTACTCTGCACCCCGGCACCACGCTGGAGCTCTACCTAGGTGGGATTAAGGGGGTTAAGCGCCAGGTCCAGGTAGAACGGGTGGTGCACCGGATAGCTCCCAGACGGCTTGTGACGGAGGTGTGGCGTGCGTGAACGCGCCAGAAAAGCCCTGCGCATGTTGACCCGGCCTGAGGAGCTGGACTACGCCCTCCTCTACCCCAGCACCGTGCTGAAGGACCACGGGGACCTGCACCTGGACCTCAGGCCAGACCACATCGCCCTCCCGGATATGGTGCGGGTGCCGCTCCGGCTCTTTTTGCCTGGGGCCTACGTGAAGGTGCGGTCCGGGAGCAGGGTCCTCCTCGGCTTTGAGGAAGCGGACCCCGCCCGCCCCGTGGCCTACCTGTGGGAGGCCGGGGCGGTGCTAGTGGTGGAAGTCCGCACGGCGGGCGGGAGGCGGGTGCGGCTGGACGATGAGGCCGGCGTGACCCTGATCCAGGACCCCGCGCTGGTGCGGGTAGAGGCTCCCCGAGTGGAGCTGGCCGGGGGCGGTCCTCCTGTAGCCAGGGTCGGGGACATGGTGCGGGTTGGAAGCGCCGTTGGAACCATCATATCGGGCTCATCCAAGGTGTTTGCGGGGTGATTCATGGCCGACTTCGGCACCGATCTGACCGCCCTGCCAGAGTTAAGGTTCCAGCTCAAGGACGGCCTGGCCAACCTGGGGGAGGCCCTGGCCCGGCGGCTCTTGACCCCCAGGGGGGCCCTTTTCTACGACCCCACCTACGGCTGGGACCTGCGGCGCTACATCAACGAAGTTCTGGACGAGGCCACCGAGTACGAGATGAAGGTCCTGGTGGAGCAGGAGCTGGAAAAGGACCCCCGAGTCTACCGGGCCACGGTGGAAGCGGTGGCAAAGGACCTCAAGCGCATCTACCTGGACGCGCTGGTGGAGACCGCCACGGGGCCCTTCCGCCTGACCGTGGCCGTGTCTGACGTGAGCGTGGAGGTGCTGCGTGCCCAGCCTGCGTGACCTACTCACTCCCAAGGGCCGGGACGCCATCCTGCAGGAGCTCATAGACCTCCTGCGGGAGAAGGGCTTCCCCATCACCGACTGGCACCCTGGTGGGGTGGGGCGGACCATCCTAGAGGTGGACGCCGCCGCTCTGGAGGACCTCTACACCCTGGTGCCGGCCATCGCCGCGGGGGGGTATTTGGCCACCGCCCAGGGGCCCTGGCTGGACCTCCTGGTGGAGAGCGCCTACGGCCTGCAGCGGCATCCCGCCACCTTCGCCCGGGGCCGGGTGGCCCTCACCGCTGAGCCGGGCTATGGCCCCTACACGCTGGACCCCGGCGACCTCTGGGTGGGCACGGCCGATGGTCTGCGCTACCAAAACACCACCGGGGGGGTCCTGCCCGTGGGGGGCACTCTGGAGGTGGAAGTCCAAGCTGAATCTCCGGGGAGCCGGTACAACGTGCCCGCGGGTACTATCACCATCCTTCACACGCCCCTACCAGGGGTCAACGTCACCAACCCCCCAGGCTGGCTTTTAGAGGCAGCCCGGGACGAAGAGACGGACGAGGAGCTACGGAGAAGGGCCCGCCTACGCTGGGCCAGTCTGGGCACCGGGGCCACGAAGGCGGCCTACGAGTTTTGGGCTCTGGCCCACCCCGCCGTCACCAAGGTCCGGGTGCTGGACGACCACCCCAGGGGACAGGGGACGGTGGACGTGGTGATCTGGGGAGAAGGCGGCCTAGGAGATGACGTGGTAAGCGCCGTGGACGCCTATGTCCAGGAGCGGCGCCCCCTGACGGCGGACGTGGCCGTCTATTCGGCCACCCCCAGGACCGTGGACGTGGTGGCCACGGTCTATGTGCGGGCGGGCTACCTCTCCCAGGCTCAGGCCGCCGTAGCGGAGGAACTGGCGGCCCTTCAGCGGGCCACGCCCATTGGAGGCGTTCTCTACCGTTCCGCCCTCATAGAGGCGCTGTTCGCCCGGCCCTACGCGGTGAACGTGGTCCTAGCCCAACCGACCGGTGACGTGGTCCTGGGGCCGGTAGAAGCTTTAGTCCTGAGCCCGACCCTCACCTGGCAGGAGGTGGCGGGGTGAGCTACCGGGAGTGGCAACGGCGGCTGGCCCCGCCCTGGCTCCAGGAAGGAGCGGGAGGGCGCTTTCTGGAGGGCCTAGGCGAGGCCAAAGACGGCCTGGCGGAACACGTGCGCCAGGCCGTCCTGGCCCGAATGATCCAGCGTGCTCCGGAAGACGCCCTTGCCCTCATTGGCGAAGAGCGACTCTTGCCGAGGTTTCCCGGCGAGCTCGTGGAAGCGTACCGAACTCGCCTGCTAGCGGCGTGGGAGTTCTGGCGGCGGGCGGGGACTCTACCGGGTCTCGCGTTCTGGCTTCGGGCGATGGGGTATGAGGCCCACATCCACGAGCACTTCCGAGACGACCCCTCCATCTGGGCCGAGTTCTCCCTCTACCTCTGGCCGATGAGGCCAGAGTTCACCACGGATCGTTGGGACGACGAGGTGGGGGCATGGGACGACGACACCTCCTGGGACTACGCCCTAAACGGGGTGGAGCTTCAGCGCGTGCCGGCGCTGGTCAGAGAGGTGAAGCCTGCCCACGCCAAGGTCCGATCCATCTACTACATCCCGGGACCCCGAGATGTTTGGGACGATGGAGCGATGTGGGATGAAGAGGGCGATGTCTGGGGTCCTGAGCCCATACAGATATACCCATAGGAGGTAAAGATGCCGAAAAACCTAACACCTGAAGACCGCTGGGAAACCGATTTCCAGGTACCTCTCCCAGGCGAGCCGCGGCGCATCGGGCCGCTGGAAGTGCTGTTCCAGGGCCTCCTGAACCGCACCGAGCGGCTGAAGAACCGCATCGCGGCCATCCTGGGAACGGACTGGGACGCCACGCCGCCAGACACCCTGGCCGGGCTCGCGGGGCGGCTGAGCGCTCTGGAAAGCGGCGTGGGGGCGGCGGTCCCCTACGACCTGGCCCTCTTCTACCCGGGCACGCCATCCGCTGGGGCCCTACTGGCGGCCATCGTCACCCCCCGCGACCTCTCCCTCCAGGGAGGCTCGGTGAGAGTGGGGACAGCCCCGGCGGCGAACTGGACCGCCACCATCTACAATGGGGGTACGGCCATCGGCACGGTGTCCGTCCCCTCGGGGCAGACCTCCGGCACGGTCACGCTGAACAACACGCCCACCTCGCTAGGCGCCGGGGCCCTACTCCGTGTCGTGGCCCCTTCCACGGCGGACTCGGCCATCCGGGACATATCCATATCGCTCCAGGGGGTGGTGTGATGCCGTGCCTGGTGATAATCGTCGGTAGCCGCAGGCTGCTGAACACCTGGTATTCCTCACAACCGGGGCTAGGGGACTCTAGCTTCAAGCCCACTCCCATGCCCACCGGTCGCACTCATCTAGCCGCGGCCCCCCTGGGGGTAGGCGTAGTAGGGGTGTTTGGGGGATGGGGCGGCAGCGGCACCCTGCCTACCAATGAAGCTTACAGCCTCGATACCAACACGTGGTCCACAAAAGCTCCTATGCCTACTGCCCGGGCCTACCTGGCCGCGGCAGAGTTAGGTGACGGCGTAGCGGGAACGTTGGGTGGGAGCGGCAGCGGTACTGGCATGAACTTCAACGAGGTCTACTTATATTAGAGGAGGGTCCAATGACGAAAGTAGATGCAGCGATTAGACTGACTCAGAAGCTCCAGGCGTTAGGACTCACCATCACGGCGGACACCCGCCCATCGGCGTTTTTGGCCCAGGTGATGGGGAACCAGGCCTGGGAGGACTTCTGGAGCGCAAAAGTGGATGAGGTCCGCCGGTCCATCCAGGCTTACGTGTGGCAGGGGGAGATTCTGCCCACGGGACGGTCCGCTCCCGCCGAGGCGGTGCCGGGGGCAAGCTACATCATCATTGCCCCCAACGGCGCAATCATCTTCCAATACGGCGACTCGCCCTATGTACCCGAGACCCCGGGCGAAACCCCTGGCGCCCTAACCCACGACAACGTGGAGCAGGCTATGGAGGCCCACGCGCAGGCCCTGGCCGAGGAGTTAGCCCTGGAGAAGCTGGCCGAGGCATATGTAGCCTGGGTAGCGGAGCAGGTTCTCTGACTCCCACTCCGCGTGTAAGGTTCCGGCCAGGGTATGCCCTGGCCGGAAGCCCTCATGTGTAACAGAGGAGAGAGAAAACGGAGGTAGGAGATGCGCAGGATTTTAGTGACAGCATCGGTTCTGGCTTTTGGTCTGGCCCTGGCCCAGGACGCAAACATCCCCTCAAACCTGGCCGAATGGTTCACCTCCCAGGTCTCTTTGGCGGCCGTGGTGGCCGCCCTGGTGGCCCTTGTCCGGAAACACCTGTGGAAGAGCCTGGACGGGGTGGTGGTGGTGGGGGTGAGCATGGCGCTGGGCATCGCCCTGGCCTACCTGGGCTACCGCCTGGGCTACCTGGGGGCGGACTGGTTCGCCTTCGGCCTGATGGCCGGCATCCTGGCCTCTGGCGGGGTGGATGTCATCCGGGGAATCGTGAAGGGGGGTGGTGGAAATGCGGCCAACGGTTCGCCTGGTGGCCCTGGTGGCCCTTCTCCTGACGCTGAGCGTGCCCGCCTTCGCTAATGGACGGGCGGCGTGCCAGGTCGCGTATGGGCCCCCGCTGTGGGGGGTCTGCTACGCCGAGCAGGTCCTCATGGCGGCGAGCCCTCTGGAAGTGGCTCTGGGGGTGAAGGGGCGTACCTGGCCAGAGGGGGCGGTGAGCGCCTACACCCTCCTAGGGCTCTACTTCCCCGGGTGGTGGGCCACGGTGGAAGTGGGCCGGGGCCCGGACTCGTGGCGGTGGGCCCTTGGGGCCGGAGTAAGGTGGTGATGGATGGACGAGAAGGAGAGCCGACTCTACCAGCGACTGGAGCTCCTGGAGCGCATCCAGGAGCGCCACTCCGCTCTCATCCAGGAACTCCAGCGCCGTGTGAGTGGGGTGGAAGAGATGCGAGAAGACCTGCGGCGAGTGGAGCAGGCTCTGACCCGGCTAGAGGGGCGGCTGGAGACCGTGCTAGGCAAGATGCAGGTATGGCAAACCCTAGTGTGGGCGCTCCTCATCATGCTCATCAGCGGCGTGGTGGCCGCCGGGTTTGAACTCTTCAGGAGGTAGGCCGTGCGCATCGTGCATCCCCTAGGGCGGGCCGATGTGGCCCGCATAGACGCTCGGTTTCTGGACCCCGGCTACCCTACCTGGCGGCGGCAGGCGGGGCTCTCCCCAGACGAGCATCCCGGGATAGATTTAAACATCCGGGGCACCTCAGGGGACCAGGACCTGGGCTGGCCCGTGGTGGCCATCACCCTGGGGAAAGTGGTGCACGCCCGGTTCCATAGAGTCTGGGGGAATATCGTGCTCATTGAGCACCCCACCTGGCTGGCCCAGAAACTCGGCTACCCGAGCCTTTGGACGCAATACGCCCACCTTCACCACATCGCCGTCCGGGAGGGGGAGTGGGTATGGCCGGGGGAGCCAGTAGGGTCCATCGGGAAGGGCGACCCGGCCCGGCCGTTCGCCGCCCACCTCCATTTTGAGGTCCGAGTCCGGGGGCCCCAGGACCTCCCCCCTGACGCGTGGCCCCGGACCCGCACCGCCATCCTTGCCGCTGGCTACTTGGACCCTGAGGTGTTCTTGAGCCGCACCCTCTCCCCCGCCCGGCGGTACGAGTTCCCCCGGGGGGTGGTGTATGGACCTAAGGAGCAGGTAGTGGGACCGGTCGTGGTGAACCTGGAGGACCCTGGAAAACCCCAGGTCCGGGTAGTGTAGCAGGACTGTAGCAGGTTATCCTTCAGCCCGAACCCAGACCCCCAAAAAGGTGCCTTCAGATGCTAGTGTGTGCCAGATAATGCGCTGGAGTTCACATGGATCGCACTCAGGAGGTCACGGGTTCGAGTCCCGTCGGCTCCACCAAAAGCCCCCCGCCCTACTAGGGCGGGGGTGGCCGTTACGCCGTTACGGGCCCAGAAGCCACTCCACGAAGGCGTTGACCACGTCGTTTTCTCCCAGGGCCTCGGGGTTTTCCAGGACGTGCTCGTAGAAGGCCCGGACCAGGTCGGGGCTTGGCTTCTTGAGGATCTCCTGGACGCTTTTCCCCTGGTAAGGTCCCTTGGGGAGGGGCGCCGTGAGGGAGGGGGAGGTGGCCAGGGGGGCGGCCTCCTTCAGGGCCTCCAGGGTCCTCTCCAGAAGAAGCCTTTCCCCTTCGGGGCCTAG